AACAGAGCATTCGTTGTTAGAGCGGATATTGACTTAGGCGAACTACAAGCAACTGCTAACGCACCAGCGGCGAATCCAGCAGATGGCACATACTGGTTCGATACACAAGTTTCAAGAGTTGGTATTTTTGAATGGAACGGCAATGCTGTTACAGCAACAGGCGGACAAACATTCACTAACAAAATTCCAACTGTAATTACAGATGCAACAAAATTAGTAGGCGGACAAGCAACTGGCGCACCAAAATCTTCTGTTGGCGCAGTAGGCGATTACGTCGTTGTTGCAACTACAACAATTAACAAAGTATTCTACAAGAATGCCTCAGGAACATGGGTCAAAGTAGGTACAGACGCTTGGGTTTCATCTTGGCCTACAGTAGTTGGTACTGCAAGTAATCCAACAGTAACTCAGGGACAAACTATAGTAGTTAATAGTCAAACTATTACTTTCTCAGGTACTGCATTAGCAGACGTGGTAAGTGATATTACATCAGGCACACCAGCAGGCATTACAGCAGAAGCAGTAGACGCAAAATTACACATTAAGTCTACAGGTGCTCAAGTTGTTATTGCGGCAGGTACTGCAAACTTGGATGACTTAGGTTTAACAGCAGGAACTTTTAATGCTCCAGCATTAAGCGTTGGTCCACATACAAGTATTCCAGAGTTTAAATCAACAGACACTAATCCAAGACCAACAGGTTCAATTTGGTTTAAAACTACAGATTCAAACTTAGGTGCTAAACTTTCAGTTAAAGAGTGGAACGCAGAAACTAACTTATGGGACAAGAAAAATGTTCCAATTTACGAAAACAATGCAACTGCACTGAAGAACTTAGATTCAACAGGCGGTGGTATTAACTTATCAGTTGATACTTACTATGCACAGTCAAACGTAACTGAAGCATCAGACAAAGAGTTTGATTTTAAAATATTCAAACGTGTTAACACAGGTGCAACTAATATTGTATCAGGAATAATTGGCTTAGGTACTATTGCAGGTGGTTCATACAATTTCACATTAAGTGAAAGTACTACAAACTCAGCAACAATGAGTGCACCAGTACAAGTTACATTTACAGCGGCAGGCGATGACACAGATGCTGACACTATTGCAGGTGCAATTAACAGTGCAGGCTTTACAAACATTGTAGCAAGTGTAGACGCAAGTAACAGAATTGTAATTTCACACAATGACGGTGGAGAAATTAGAATTGTTGATACAAGTGGAGCACTTACATTAGCAGGTTACACTCCTTACGTAGATGCTAACACTGGTACAGGTAACTTATACTTTGTTCCAGGAACAGACAATAACACTAATCCTAAACAGTATATGGCTTCAAATTGGCAAGTACTATCATACACTGCAAGTGACGATGCACCAAGTGCATTAGCATTAGACGGTCAACTATGGTACAATTCAATTGTTGACGAGTGTGATATTTTGATTCACAACGGTACTGACTTTGTAGGTTATCAAAACTATGTATCAGGAAGTGTAAACTTTAGCAATACAGATCCAAATGGTCCAATTGTTTCAGCAACTGAGCCAACTGTACAATCAGATGGCACAGGACTTGTAACAGGTGATCTTTGGGTTTCAACAGCAGACTTAGAGAACTATCCAGCAATTTATCAATACAACGATACTACAAAAGAATGGGTATTAAGAGATAGTTCAGATCAATCAACAGACAATGGTGTATTGTTTGCAGATGCAAGATACAATACAGCAGGTGCTAATAGCGGTACAGCAGGTTCAATCAAAGACTTACTTGCAAGTAACTATAAAGACCCAGATGCTCCAGATCCAGCATTATATCCAAAAGGTATGTTGCTATGGAACTTAAGACGTTCTGGCTTTAATGTTAAGAAATTTGTACGTAACTATATTAACCTTGCAAATGACAACAGCAGAATTGACAGTAACGAGTCAATGGAAGGTTACTATCCACACAGATGGGTAACTGAAAGTGCTAACCAAGAAGACGGTTCAGGTACATTCGGTCGTAAGGCTCAGCGTAAAGTTGTTGTACAGGCTTTACAAGCATTAATGAATAGCAACCAAGACATTAGAGATAATGAATCAAGAATCTTTAACTTACTTGCTACACCAGGTTATCCAGAACTAATTGGAGAAATGGTATCCTTGAACAATGATAGAGGCTTAACAGCATTTATCGTTGGTGATAGTCCAATGAGATTAGCAAGTGATGCTACAGGAATCAATAACTGGGCAACAAACGTAAACGGTGCAGTAGAAGATAATGATAACGGCTTGGTAACAGCAGATGAATACTTGGGTGTGTTTTATCCACAATTATTCACAAGTGATAACGCAGGTAACAATGTAGTTGTTCCAGCATCACATGGTATACTTAGAACGATTGCATTAAGTGATCAAGTATCGTTTCCATGGTTTGCTCCAGCAGGTACAAGACGTGGTGGTATTACTAACGCTTCAAGTGCAGGCTTCATTAACGCAGAAGGCGAATTTAAAACTGTAGCACTTAACGAAGGTCAAAGAGACACATTATACAGCAACAAAGTAAATCCGATTACGTTTTTAACTGGTGCTGGACTTGTAAACTTTGGTCAAAAAACAAGAGCGAAAAACGCAAGTTCTTTAGATAGAATTAACGTTGCAAGATTGGTGATTTACTTAAGATCACAATTAAACAAACTTGCTAAACCTTATATCTTTGAACCAAATGACAAGATCACAAGAGATGAGATTAAACAACAAGCAGATAGTTTAATGTTAGAACTTGTTGGTCAAAGAGCGTTATATGATTTCTTAGTAGTGTGTGATGAATCAAACAACACACCTTCAAGAATTGATAGAAACGAGTTATACGTAGACATAGCGATTGAACCAGTGAAAGCAGTAGAATTTATTTACATTCCACTAAGACTTAAAAACACTGGAGAAATAGCGGGCCTATAATATGATAAATAAAAGTAATAGGAGCACATAATGGCAATTTCATCACTCTCAAGATTAACAGTGCCTTTGGACAGCAACGCAAGTGCAAGTTCACAAGGTTTGTTAATGCCAAAACTGCAATACCGCTTTAGGGTATCGCTGGAAAATTTTGGTGTATCAACACCAACTACTGAACTAACAAAACAAGTAGTTGACGTAACCAGACCCAATGTAACATTTGAACAAATTACTCTTGATGTTTACAACTCAAAAGTATATTTGGCAGGTAAACATACTTGGGAACCAATCACACTTAACTTACGTGAAGACGTATCCAACAATGTACAAAAACTTGTTGGCGAACAGTTACAGAAACAGTTCGACTTCTTCGAACAGTCAAGTGCGGCAAGTGGCGCGGACTACAAATTCGTTACAAGAATCGAAATTTTAGACGGTGGTAACGGAAATAACACAGCAGGTGTATTAGAGACTTTTGAATTGTACGGTTGTTATCTTGAGAGTGCAAACTACAATACATTAGCATATGCAACATCAGATGCTGTTACTGTTAACCTCAACATTAGATACGACAACGCAATTCAAACACCACAAGGAACAGGAATTGGTACTGCTGTAGGCAGAACTGTAAACACTCTTGTAACTGGTGGCGGTGCTGTATAACAATTAGTTTAGTTTATAAACATGGAAAAGGCGCTTCGGCGCCTTTTTTATTATCTACCCACATATTAATATAGATAAATATTAGTATGGCAAATAAGTTAACTCCATTCCTTAATAATTTAGTACAAGGTGCTTTGAATCCTAAAGGCAACCTTGGTGATTACCAACACGCGGCACGTTTATATGTAGATGACGCATTTAAGTATGCACCAAAGGTAAAGTTTCTTTATCATGTTGCATTTAATATAAATCCAAACGCGGCGGCAGTAATACCACAACTTACAACCAAGCATCAAAACACAATCAATATGCTTGTTAAAAGTGTTGACTTACCTAAGTATGATATTACAACAGAAGTCAAACACGCATACAATAGAAAAAGATTGTTACAAAAACGTATTGACTACAGTCCATGTAATATTACTTTCCATGATGACAACTATGGTGTAACAACTGCGATGTGGGAAGCATACTATAGATATTATTACAGAGATGGAAACTATGCAAGTGTTGACCAAGCAGGTTCACCTAATCCCAGTGAAGTGAAACCTTATAACAGAGCAAACATATATGGTAAAGATGAACAAAACAAAAACAGATATGGTTTTGACAATGACAGTTACGAACCATTCTTTAATAACATTATCATTTATCAAATGTCAAGAAAACGTTACACTGCTTACACACTTGTAAATCCTTTGATACAAAGTTGGCAACATGATACAATGGATCAAGCGACAAGTGAAGTTGTACAAAGTACAATGCAAGTTGGTTTCGAAACTGTGTTCTATTCAAGAGGACCAGTTACAGAAGGTTCAGCACCAAAAGGATTTGCAACAGAACATTATGATAAAACACCAAGTCCATTATCATTAGGTGGTGGAGGAACATCAAGTTTATTTGGTGTTGGCGGTGTTGCTTCAGGAGCCGCAGATGTGTTTGGTGATATTACAAGCGGTAATGCATTTAAATCTCCAGGAGCATTGTTAGGTACAGTTTTAAAAGCGGCCAACACAGCAACAAATGCAAAAAGTTTAAGTTCAGCAGGTTTAAGACAAGAAGGCTTTGGAATAGTCAAAGGTGCTTTAGGAGATGTAGGAGGACTTAATGTTGGCGGAGTAGCAAATAGTTTGTTTCCTAAGAATGGAGGCAACGGCGGATTAAGTAGTATTACAAAAGCAGTAGCAGGTGTTAGTGCTGTAGCAACTGTACAAAAATTAGCAAACAGCACAAGTGTTTCAGATGTTAGAAAAACATTAGAGAATGATCAAGACGCATTAGATTCACTTACAAAATCAACAACGTTTAAAAAAGATCATTTAACATCAGGCGGTGATGCAAGTGTTAATGCAATTAACCAAGCCTGGGATAATGCAAGTTCTGCGGCTAAGGCGGCGGCTAATAGTAAAACATTAGATGACTTGCCAAACATATTGAGTACATAACATGAGTAATATTCCATCAGTATCAGCAGGCGATAGCACACAAGAAGTAAAAGAATTTTTTGATCAATATTTTACAAAAAAAATTAGTTTTCCTTCTAACCAAGTAGATGCTGTTGTTGGCTTTTTTGAATCAAGAGGCTTTGCAAGAAGTTCTGCAATAAGTGTAGGAACTGTTTTAATGCAACAAGCAAGATTAGATGACGTAAATGTTTTTCAATTGCTTGACACGTTAAAGAAACAAGACAACATTCAGTTAAGTAATGTTGTAACAGAAGTTTTAAATTATAATAGACAAAAAATATCTACATTAGGTTACAAAGTTTCAAACACAGAGAATAGAATAGAAGCAAGAAACATAGAGGTGTAACATGGCCAAGTTTGCCCAAGGACGTTACAATCTTAAACATCCTGACAAATATATAGGAAGAAAAACTCCACTGTATAGAAGCAGTTGGGAATTTGCTTTCATGAAATTTTGTGATGAAAATCCTAATGTTGCAAAGTGGGCCAGTGAATCTGTAAAGATTCCTTATAGAAATCCTTTAACAGGAAAAGCAACTGTATATGTTCCTGATTTTTTCATTTCATATGCTGATAGAAACGGTAAACAACGAGCAGAACTAATAGAAGTAAAACCAGATAACCAAACTACATTAGAGAGTGCAGGTCGTAACAAATATAAACAAGCACAAGTAGTACTGAATATGGCAAAATGGGAGGCCGCAAAGAAGTGGTGTAAAGACAAAGGCCTATATTTTAGGGTGGTTACAGAGAAAGACATTTTTCATTCCGGCAAAAGAAAATAAGATAAATAATATTAGCAGTTAATAGAGATATACATGACTAAGAAATTAGAAGAATTACTGAATATGCCAGAGAGTCAAGAGATTATCGAAGCAGAGAAAAAAGACTCTAAAAAAGAGGCTAAAAAATCTGCTATTGTAGAACAAGAAGAAACTTCACGTAATATAGCAGAACTTGATAAGATTACAGCCGCTTTACCACAAGTAAAAGGCTTGGGTGAAATGGCAGATAAAGAACTTAATGAAGTATCAGATAAAGCAATGCAGGCTTATGAAGATTTAATGGATTTAGGTATGAATGTAGAATCGCGTTACAGTGGTAGAATATTTGAAGTAGCAGGTAATATGCTAAAAACTAATTTAGATGCCAAAACTGCTAAATTGGATAAGAAATTAAAGATGGTAGAACTGCAACTTAAGAAAGAAAAAGCAGATAAAGACGCAGGAAACGATGATAATGTAATGTCTGGGGACGGATATGTTGTTACAGATCGTAATAGTTTACTTGAAAAATTGAAAAACATGGATAAATAAGTACAGTAGGATGAGTAATATGAAATTTAACGAATATTTAACTGAAGCATATAACAACAAGCAATACGAATTTAAGATTGGTGTTGCTGGCGATAATGAAGGTCTTGCAGATAAGATGGAAACTGCTCTAAGAAAGTTTGGATTAGTAAATCTTACTCCTGGTAAAAAGACACCTATTCAAGAACGCCCACTGGATTTTCCACAGTTACAAAATATGGAAGTAACTTATTACGAAGCAACGATTACATATCCTACACACGCAGAATCATTGCAGGAATATTTAGGTTATAACATAGGAAAATCACAATCACACATTATGGTACGTAACATGAACGCTCCGCAAGAAGCATATCAAGAAGTAAAAGACAATGCACCATATGATATCAAACTTACAAAAGAAGATATGGGTGGTGAGTCTGCACAGAAAGATGTTGCGGGAACAAGAGTTATGGACCTTCTTAAAGAATTAGAATCTGTACGTAGTGAGCGTACTAACAGTCCAGTAGAGAGTGTTAAAGCAGATGCTGAACAAAAGCAAATGGATGCTACTGCTGAAATAGGAACAAAAAGTCCAATAGGGAGTTAATTATGAAATTAGAAGAAATCTACAAAAAAATAGAGGCGTTGGACGAAGCATTAAAAGAAACGGCATCAGCGTCTATTAACATGAGCGGTGACACTGCTGAAGACGTAATGAAGTTGATGAATGCATTAAAAGGCGAGAGCCCTGCAAAAGATATTGCAGACATTCCTACAACAATCAAAAAACTTGAACCAATGGATAAACCAATGGGACCTCCAATGGATCCACATGATAACATGGTATCAATGATGGATATTGTTAAAGACAAACCGGAGCCAATGGATATGCCAATGCCAGGCTGTGAAGACGAAGTTGCTCAAGAAGCAGACTACGAAAACGAGCCAGATGAAAAATATCAAGACCAACACTACATGACTAAAGATTTATCAGGTGGTAGTGAAATGGGTCAAAAGAAATCATTTCCAAAAGTTGCAGGCGGAGATAATCCAATGGCACTTGAAGATGAAATTAAAGCAGAACTTTCAAGCAAGTTGGCAGAATTCATGAAAGAAGCAGTTTGCGATAAATGTGATGACGATGACTGTGAAGGTGACTGCGATGAAGATAGAGCAGATGAAGGCAAAATGCCAGCAGGATTAAAAGCATATCACGATAAGAAAAAAGGCAAAAAGTCTGACGATAAAGAAGACAAAGAAAAAACAAACGAAGCAAAAAAAGACGACAAGGGTAAAAAAGTACAATTACCAAGCGGTAAAGAAATGAAAAAATGCAAAGACGACGGAATGTCTAAAGCAGAAATCATGAAGAAATATACAGAGATGGGTTGTGAAGGAAAACAACTTGAAAAACTGTATGCCGCTCATTGTATGTAGGCTTCTACTATCCAAAACAATACTTTAATCAAGTACAACTCAAATAGGCCCTCAGGGGCCTATTTTTTTGAGTAAATAGTTTACAATGGCAAATAAAAGTTTAGATGGCGTATTAACCAAAAAAGCACATACACGTGAACAGTTTACCAATGAACAAATTGGAGACTTGTCTAATTGTATGGATCCGCATGAAGGTTATTTAAATTTTGCAAAAACATTTGCGTACATTCAACATCCTGTAAAAGGCAAGTTGTTGTTTGAACCATATGACTATCAAGTAGAATTAATGAAAAGTTATCATGACCATAGATTTAATGTTAATATGCTTCCAAGACAAACAGGTAAAACAACTTGTGCCGCAGTTTATCTAACTTGGTACGCTATGTTTCATCCAGACCAGACTATACTTATTGCGGCTCACAAGTATTCAGGCGCACAAGAAATTATGCAACGTATAAGATATGTTTATGAAATGTGTCCTGATCATGTTAG